TATTAAGATGGCTAACTCGGCTCCACGAGTCTACTCGGCTCCTATGGTTCACCTACTCGAACCAGCAGCACCAACAATGTACTTCCGTCACATCGAGAGTCCTGATGGTAACTGGCATTATCCTCTCTTCGCAACAGAAGAAGAAGCTAATTACTATGACTTGCAGAATGGTGGAACAGGAACTTCGTCAACTAACGTATATCCTGATGAACCTACATTCTCAACATGGTACGAGCCAACTAACGGCCACACCCATAACGGTACTCAATCCCCAGAAGACTTCGTTACTCTATTCATGGGCAACCCAATCAACTGGACGGAGATTACATCACAGACTAACGCAGACTTAGCTCCAACAGCTTACTCCGATTACACTCTGACTGTAAACGAACTAGCTACACTGCACCACCAAACGCAACCCGCTGACAGTGGTTACACAACCTCATTCAGCAACTTACCTGCTGGTATCGTTGACATTGGTGGTGGTGAACTTAGCGGTTCTGCTCCAGAGGTCACAGGCGATTATGTCGCTAACCCTTCGGACACATACACGATTACAGTAACTAGAACTAACTCTTACGGTTCAGCTTCTGGAACACTAACTTTAGTAGTTACTAACCTGACTGCACCAGTTAACCCAATCAGTGGTTTCAATCACGTATCTGGAACAACAGCAATGATTGATTCGGACACAATGGACTCTGGTTCTGTTGTCCACGTCAACACGACTGTAGCAGATGGTGAGCGATTCGTTATCGAGAAGGCATACATTGAAGCCAATATCCTACCTAACTTGGTAGCCGCTAACGACATGTACATCATCGGACTAGCTAACCAGCCAGAGACGTTTGGAACACTAGACTTAACAGACTTTGACGCTGCTATTGTTTGGGAATACGAATCGGCCTCTAGCCACACATTCAAGTTCTATCGTGACGGTTCAGTTGTTCAGAACATCGTTATCAACTCCTTAACGCAAGCGTTCTACGATTACGCTATTGAGATTAACGGTACTTCTGCATGGTTAATCGCTTGTAATGTTAATAGCATTATGAACGAGCCTAGCCCAGCAGATGGTGGCACATTCAGCCACACCTACGAAGCAACTAGCATCGAGGACACAGCACCTGTTACAATTTGCATGGCTGCACTGAACACTACTGGCGACATCAGCACGACAGACATCGAAACGATTGATACTCCTGCTGCACCAGCGACCAACACAACTAGCTGGACTAAAGCACTAGATTTTAGTGGTAGCGAATACGCTATACACGTTAATAATAGTATGTTCTACCAACCTTTACAAATGGCTGGACTTGCCAACCTAGTTGCTGGACACTCAACACAAGGTTATACTTCGGGGGATGCCTCTTCGAGACCTTGGGAAACAGTAGTTGTATTCAAATCAGATGGTTACAGTGGTAATCAAATGGTATGGAATCAAGGTGAAGGTTCTTCGAGTGGTAGCGACAACATTTTTGTAAATGTAACTGCTGCTGGAAATGTACACTTTGGATGGGGTAGAGAAGGTGTAGGATACAATCAATGTAGAATCGCTACAGGTATTAACACTTCTACTTGGTATGCAGTTTATGTTGCTCACAGTGGAGAGCGACTGGGAGGCGGAGCGGCAACCGCATCAGCCTTGGCAGACTGTTTTGATATTCGTTTGATGAGCAGTGCAGATTCATTTGCTTCGTTAAGTAGTAACTTATCAGTTGCAGCTAACTGGACATCTACAGGTGCTAGAATGGATAGAACTGTAGCTGGGGACTTTACCGTTGGTGGTAGAGGAACTGGATATAGCTTTAGAGGTAAAGTGGCTAGTATGATAGTTCATTGTCTGGAAGCAAATAAAGCTATGCCAGACGCTACTGAGATTGAGTTAATGATTACAGACCCTTTAAAGTGGGAAGCTGATTACTTAATTGGAAATCTCTATAGACGACCTTTTTATTCTAACAGCTCAACTAATTATCAGAAAGCTACAAGTCTCGGATTCAAGGCTAACCAAATGTGGTTCATGGGTGATGGTACTCCTGATACATTCCCTAATATCAACAATGAGCAGAGACCAAATTGGATAAACTATACATATTTAGTTATGACTAATATGGTATCTAGCGACATCGAGAATGTGACCATCGCTGGCCTTAGCTAGTAAATAATTAATTACGCAGCCTGCTCTTTCGCGGGTGGGCTGCTTCTTTCATAAGGAGCCTTTTATGGCAACTCAATACGTTATGACTCCGGCAGTACCTAATCGGTCTCTGTCAGCTAAGTTATACACAACCGCGATGGTCGAGCAGGCAACTGCTTCATCTATCACGGAGACTGTATCTAACTCAGGCATCTACGAAGTTGTCTTCACCGAGGCTTCTGCACTCTCTGGCAGCTTTAGACTCGCGATTACTGACATCCTAACTGGGTACGGCGTAGCAAGCTACGAAGCGTTTTTCGCTGGGGTAGATGGTGAGCGAATCAATGCTAGTGAGTATCATGCGTTAGGTTCGGCAGATGATAAGCTGAATGACATCCTCGCTAAGATTACACCTATCACAACCGTATACAGCCCACAGCCATCGAGCGAAACTATCAGCTTGATTCGTGGTGATGCTTACGATGGCACAGCCAACGCTAAACTATCTTGGACTGCCTCGAAAGATGTAGACGGCGAAACTGTTAACTTCACTATTCGCGATAGCAAGGATGTTATCATACTCGACCAAGACACAGCAGGTGTAACCACCTTAGCTACCGGGTCGCTAGTTGAAGTCTCACTATCTACAGCAGCTACGGAGTTATTAGACCCTGCTGTATCTATATTCACCTTTGATGTCGAGATTGAGTTCTCGGCAGGATCACGCTGGACAATTACGAAAGGTAATGTCTGCGCAGAAAGCGACGTATCGCGATGATAAAGAAACTACTATTGGCGTTAATCCTAATCGGGGCATCGGTTAGTTCAAGTAGAGCAGAGCTTTATGATACTTATCTGCCTGCTGCTAAAGCAAGCCTCAAAGATAAGAAGACGCTAATCGTAGTTATCGGAGCGAAAGATTGGTGACCGACTTGCGTCAGATTTCAGGCTGAAATCAGAAAGAACGCTTCAGTAGCTAACGGAGTTCACCTAGCTTTCGAAGAGTACGATACCGAATGGGGCAAGAAGATTTATAAAGGCTCATCCGTGCCTGCTCTAATTAAGTACAAGTGGGATGGTAAGAAGTGGGTTCGAACAGTTCGAGTCGGCTATCTATCCCAGAAGAATCTCAAAAGGTGGATTAACGAATGAGTAATAGAAACGTAACAGACCTTAAAGAGGCCATCGCTAACCTAGAGCAGATATTAGACTCTGGTGCCTCGATGATAACAATTGACGGCGAGACTACACAGTTTGACCTCACCGCAGTGGCTACGAGATTACGTGATCTCAAAGCTGAATTAGCTACGCTTCAAGGGAAGCAAGCTAGACGACCTATTTTCAATCGTATTGACCTAAGTTAAGGAGCCTAAAAATGGACTGGTTAGAAGAAGCAAACGGCTCTATCGAGTTTGGCTATGATGGATCAAGCTCATCGAGCAAGAACCGCAAGCCAAAGAAGATGAAGCTAATGACCGAAGATAAGCAGCTTCGAGCTACTGATCGAAAAGTCCTCCAGTCCACGACTAGAGACTTACGGCGAAATGAAGTCGCGGCTCGTTGGATTCTCAGCAAGCACATTGACTTCGTAGTGCGTCACAACTTCCAGCCTAACACTGGCGACGAAGCATTAGACGACACCCTTCGAGACTTCTACAACTACGCAGCTAAGAAGGAACAATTTGACATCTCTGGCCGATACGACCTAAACACTTTCATGCGTATGCTAGAGTCTTCTGCTGTTATCGACGGCGACATCTACTGTGTCCGACAGCGTGGCGGTTACTTGCAGGCCATCGAGTCTGATCGTATTCGCCAGCCAACCTTCCTAGCAGAGCGATCTGGAGTTACCCCATCTAATGGTAGCCAAGAAAGCCCTCTCAAGGATTGGGTGCATGGGGTTAAGATTGATGTCACCGGACGGCATAAGTCCTACGCAGTCTGGAAGCGAGCAGAGAATAACTATGAGTTCGAGCGGAATGTATCAGCTAAGAAGGTCATTAGCATGGGCTTCTGGGATAGATTCGACCAGACTAGAGGCATATCACCGCTTGCCGCTGTTGTCGATACAATCATGGACTTAAACGAGTCGTACGATTATGCTCTCGCTAAAGCTAAGGTAGCTCAGCTATTTGCTCTCTCGATTACACGAGAAGCTAACTGGGGTCTTGGTACTGAAGGCGAAGATGATAATAGCGATCCTGATCGTACTGTTAGCTTTGATAAAGGCCCGCAGATCCTCGATCTCGATCCGGGCGAAGAAGCTAAGTTCTTAACTTCAGCTACCCCTGAGACAGCAACTCAAGACTTCTGGAAAGACATGATTGGCCTTACCTTGAAGTCGCTTAACATACCCTACAGCTTCTGGGATGAAAGCTACACGAACTTCAATGGTTCACGTACTGCTTTGATTCTTTATCTTCGAAGCTGTGAGAAAGACAGAGAACGTCAAGTAGCCTTCAGAAATGATTGGTTTATGTGGCGACTCAAAGTGGGCATCCTTAAAGGTGAGATTACATTGCCTGCTTCATTCGAGATTGATCCTAAGAATTGGTTGTGGGTTCCTGATGGACTCCAATACTGGGATACCATGAAAGAAGCTAACGCTGATGTAACGCTTATTGAGAATGGTCTTCGGTCACGTACTGAGATCAGACGCGAACGATTCGGTGATGAGTGGGCTGATGTAGCACGCAAGTTAGCTGAAGAGCAAGCACTTCTCGAAGAGTTGAATATCTTACCTCCAGACCTAAGACCAGAACCACAACCACAGGAGCCTTTCAATGGCGAATAAGACTTACATGGAACCTACACTATTCCGAGGCGTTACCGTTCGAGGATTCGATCAAGCCCCTGAGATTAGCCGCACTGGTGGCGAATATGGAGCCGGATACATCAAGAACTTCGCAGTTATCACTGAAGGTGAAGCTCTCGGACATGGTGCTTGGGTAGATCGGGAATTCATCTCCCAAGTAGCTGCCGAACTAGGGCAAGCTAAGAAGGGAATCAAATCTCGATACACCCATCCTAACCAATGCGGGGACTCACTCAGCAAGGGCTTAGGTCGAGTATTCTATCGAGCAGATGGCGATGGCAAAGTCAGGGGAGACCTTCACTTCTGGAAGGCTGCTCACAAGACCCCAGACGGCGACCTAGCCGGTTTCTTGCTTGACCTTGCCACTGATGACCCAGAAGCCTTTGGAGCCTCTATCAGCTTTATGAGAGACGCTGAGGCAGAAGAGATGTTTGCTGCTGCTAATCCAAGCTCTCCTGATCCTAATAACGTTAATAACTACCCCCATGTTCGGCTCGGCCAGTTGCGATTCGTTGACATTGTTGACGAGCCTGCTGCTAATCCTGACGGTCTCTTCCATCGCGACGATACAGCGGCCAAAGCTGCTGAGCTATTGGAATACGGACTAGGGCTATCAGATACCAAACCCGAAGGAAGTCTCTTCGGTGTCGAGCCAGATCGTCTGCTCGGTTTCGTTTCTAATTTTCTCTCCCTTAAAGGACTACAAATCGTGGAACTTAACAAAGAAGAGCAGAACATCGAAGAAGTCGTAGAGACTCCAATCGTTGAAGATGCACCAGTTGAAGAGTTGCAAGCAGAAGAAGCCGCACCTTGTTGCGAAGAAGCTGATTGCGACTGCGAAGAAGCTCCTGAAGTTGAAGAAGCTCCTGAAGTTGAAGAAGCTCCTGAAGTTGAAGAAGTTGAAGAAGTTGAAGAAGTTGAAGTTGATGAAGTTGAAGACATTGTAGACGGTGGATCTGAGCCTGCTCAATCTCCTGTCGAGAAAGGACACTTCTCGAAAGAAGAACTCGGACAATACATCGAGAACTTCGGCAAAGAAGCTGGACTGGATTTCTTCATGAACGGACTAGACTTCGCTGCTGCACAAGCAGAGTACATAAAGTCTCAGAAGGATCAGATCGAAAGCCTTAAAGCTCAGATCGAACTTTCAGAGCAAACCGAGAACGAGCCACTTTCTGGCAACAATGGCGAAGCTGTTGAAGTCAAAGGTCAAGGATTCAAGGTAACAATTAAGTAACCCTTTTACACTTTTTAGCCCCCTTCCGTGCGGGGCATTTTTCTACCTCCTATTTAAGGAACACTACTGATGGCGAATGATTTTCTAACTGTTGCGGACATGGTTGCAGACGCTTACGATCTTTCTGGACAAGAAACTTCAGAAGTTCGTGCTGCTGCACCTGTTATCGCTTCTCTTCCTGCTATTCCTGCTTCGAACGGCATCGTTCACAAGCAGAGCGTTTTAAGTCAGCTTCCCGTCACGGGCTTCAGGTCAGAAAACGCAGGTCGCGATTTCGACCACTCGGTTGACCGAATTGACACTGTTGACCTCAAGATCCTCGATTGGTCTTGGATGGTTGACAAAGCTGTTGCTGATTCTTCTCGTTTCGGTGGCGGACGTGAGCAATACATCGCTCGCGAAGGTATGCGACACGTTCAGTCTGCTATGTTCAACCTAGAGAACCAGTGGATCAACGGAACCGGCTTCAACGCTGCTGGATTCAATGGTCTTGCTGACAGCAGCAACCTTGGAAGCATTTCTGATGACATGGTTGTTGACGCTGGCGGTTCTGCTGTTGGTGCAACTTCTTCTGTCTACATGATTCGTCGTAACTCGGCTGAGTGCGGCATGGTCTACAAAGGTGACGGAGCTGTTGAGCTTGGCGAAACCGTTGTTCAGAACTTCATCGACGGAAGCGGAAAGAACTACCCAGCATACTACACCCCAGCTTGTGGTTGGTTCGCTGGATTCTTCGGAAGCCTCTTCAGCGTAGTTCGTATCGTTAACTTGGATGCTTCTAACGGTCTTACAGACGACTTGATCTACCAAGCTCTTGAGCGATTCCCTGCTGGACACGGCCCAGACATGATGATTATGAATCGTCGCTCACAATTCCAGCTTCGTGCTTCACGAACTGCAACTAACATCACTGGCGCACCTGCTCCTTTGGTTGACAATGTTGCTGGCGTTCCAGTTATCACGACTGACGCTATCCTAAGCACCGAAGCTATCGAGGTGTAATTAAATGAGTAACCCAGCACGCAGAGCATATCTAGCGGCTAGGGTAGCTCATAAACAGCTTCTAGGCGTAACCATCACAGTGAGCCGAGGGCTAAACACCTCGGCTCCTTTGGAGGCTACAATCGGCTCTTCAGGCTCGCTAAGCTATGAGTCAGATGGTACCCAACACTTCGTTAAGAATCGGGACTATCTGATTGAGGCTACCTCGTATGTCATTAATGATGTACAGGTCGAGCCTGCAAGATTCGATGTCATCACTGAAGTTATCAATGGCACTCCTAGAACCTTCGAGGTTTTAGATGCTAATGGTGACGGCTCGAGCACTTCTACAGACTCAGGCTTAACAGTCTTTCGAGTTCATACTAAGGAGATATAAACATGTCTTACGCAGTCTCCATCTTAGATGGTGTCGTAGCTAAACTGAATGAAACTACATTCGGCTCGGCTACCGTCGAACGGCAGATCCTCCCTAGAGTAGAAAAGCGGACTCTATCAGTCCCTAAGATTATCGTTGCCCTACAAGGCATCGAGTCAGCGGACCAAGATAGAAGCGCTGACTATATGAGTTACACAGTGGGTGTAGGTCTTTCATATCCGGTATCGTCTGATGCTGATTACGAGAGCGCGTTAGCTATGACTGAGGACATCCAAGATTGGATCTCACGAACAGACAACCGCAACATCTCAACCGCTGAAGCAGACTTTTGTCTAGTTCCTCCATTCGAGATGGATGGGCTATTCGATCCCACTACGGTTAACGAAGCAGGGATCATGTTCACACTTAACAATTTCAACTATAGAACCATAAAGAACAGGAGGCCGTAAAATGGCTTGCACTGGATTTGATGGTACATTAGCAATAGGAACCGCAGCAGCTACAGCAACCGCTTTAGCATCTTATACAGCGATAGCGGGAGCGAGAGACGCCTCTGCAACTATCAACGCTGATAAAGCTGATACCTCAGACAGAAGCTCGGCTTTTAAAGGCTTTGTAGCCGCCGGACTCGACATCGAGATATCTGCCGAGATTACCTATGATGTTAATGATACTAACCTCACGACTATTAGAAACGCCTGCCTCAATCGCACTACGATCATGGTCGGGCTGTTTGATGGTGATGTAGCTTCAGGGAATGAAGGCGTCGTATTTGACGCTTATGTGTTCTCGAACGATCTTGCCCAACCATTGTCTGGCGGGCAGACTATCTCTGTATCATTCGCACCAGCAGCAGATGGAACTAATCTGCCTGACTGGGTTACTCTAGCCGTATAAGGAACCTAACACATGGCAAATGAAACTCTAGCAACAGGCTATGAGGGTGTGCTAGGATACGTGGCTAATGCCACTCCTTCTGGCGACCCTTCCGCAGCATCTTTTGTTGCAGTAACAAACGCTAAAGACGTTAACGTAAAGTTCAGCGTTGATAAGG